TATTATCTTTGCTTACGAATGGGGTAATTGTTCGTCGCAAGCGAATAGTTTCATTCCAAATTTCTTTAAACAGTCCTGCATCATTGGCAACCTTTGCATCTATAAGCTGCATTTGTAATTTTACAATCTTATTCCACACATCGAACAAATGTATTCCCCGTTCCTCCTCATAATACTTTGCCGGTTCAAGTAACCATTTCTGTTCAGGTGTATAAGGCATTGACGATAAGAACGTATTGCCATGATGCTTAAGCAACGGATGAACTGATTTACGTCCAAATATATGTTCGTTACCTCGATTGGTCGGAGCAACTTCCTGGTCAAACTGCTCCTTATCAAGTGTCAACGCTTCGTCAGTAATATTGTAATCCGCATTCGGTCCACGCGAATTACCGTCCTGTGTCAAGATATAAAGGCAATGTCCATTGCTGAAAGTAATGCAATGCTCAAAACTCATAAGGTGTTCATACGGACGATACCAACCTTCAGGCGGTTGGCGACAAACGATATAGTCACCGGTTTTAGTCTTTGTATCGTAACGTTTATACCCAAGCATCTCAAGCATTTTGAACGTAGACGGAAGAGTTTTGGTTAACGCCTGACCATAAGTAGCCTGAGCCAATGTAGTCACTCCACGAGGCATAAGACGGACATTCTCATCCACTTCAGCACCACAAATAAATGACTTTCCCGTACCACGGCTATAAATTGCATATTTATTTTTAGCCGGCTGCAACCAAAAGGCGAGCTGTGCCGGATTAACAACTATTTCTTCTTCCCAAACGTTCGACTCCATCAGAAACGAGGAAAAATAATATAGTTATTACCTGCACCCGTAGCCGCTTTAAAATCATTGGTGTGGCCGACTTTTCGACAAAGTTCTTCTGCCTGAGCAGGAGTGAATTTCTTTGATACCTGGACTACAATATTTTTATCGGTGACGCTAATCATTTCAATCCCCCGATAATCCATTAAAAACTTAACCAAACGTTTATTAGTGAGTCTGTTCATTATACAATAAATTTATGAGTTCATTAATTCTTCTACCTGTGTATCATCTACCGGTTGATAAAATACATCAATTATATCCTGCCGGTCCTTCTGTGAGAGTTGACGAATCGAATCAAGATTTATATTCATCTTCTCACCTGTACCTGTGTTCACCTGGATATAGAACACATTTTTCTCCATACGCTTCGGATCATCCAAAGCAGCAGGTTTTTCTCCAATCAAAACGGCCAGTGTTTTTTTGGCATTGTTCCAATTCTTGAGATCACCCTTCAGTTTGCATTCACGAATAAGTTCAAGTTGATCTTTTATCTGCCAGGCGTGCCAAAAATCCCAATCAAAAGTATGATTGGTTTTAAAGAGTTCACGCGCCAGATGCAAATCCTTGCGAACCTGGGTGGTACTAATCCGATATTTAGCCAACATGATATTAATTATGTGGCTGTCATTCGGATAGTCATCCAATAAACGTGCAACCTGAAGCACACGGTTAAATTGTTCACGAAGCTCTTCCGGAAGAGGTGAATTTTCCGGGTCAATAATATGAGCTTGAATCAACTCATATCGTTGTTCCGCCAATGAGGGAACACCTTTCTTATTCATACTTTAAATGATTTTGCACATCATTCAAGAACTTCAGCAACTCGGATTGAGCCGGATTACTGCCATTCTGTGCCGTTTTTATAATCGCTTCCCTTGTCTCGACAGTTTGACGGAGATATCCTTTGTAATACGCAGTTCTTGCGGCAGTACCAGGCGTACGAACTTCATGCACAAAATCTATTTCATCAACATCAATATTAACAGCGACAAGCTCCGGAGCAATCAGCCGGTACGCCAAGTCCTCAATACTTTTAAGTTGTTCCGTTGTAAAATTCATCAGTCAATGTTTTAAGATCGAATTGAAAAACAGTTTCTTCGGTATGTATAATCCCACGTTCCAGCTTTGGGTTATGCGTCGCATTCTGACTACCAACAACAGATAAACAATATTTTTCATTCCAAATCAATGCAACCTTAGCGTGCAACGCACAACATCTATAACAATCCGGGAATGCAGTTACCAGGTAATCGAACGGTTTGGGCGATATTGTTCTTACACGGTTATCTATCAAGAATCGGATAGACAAGATATCACCTTTTTCCTGGTATCGTAAAAGAGTCGCCAGGCTTTCTTCGGAAATGGAATAACTTGAAATAAAGATATGTGCCGGTCCGGTCTGCCTAAGTAGATAGAGTACCAATTGAATGAGGTTGAAAGCACCTTTTGAATAAAAGTGTTTGTTTTGTCCAACCTCAATCTGTCCTAATCCGGAAGGCTTCAACAGAACGTTTGTCAACACATCCGCACTACAATGTTGACTCACATCCAAGCGGCTGATCCCTCTTGCCGGTTCAGCCGCTTGTTCATCCTTCTGTATCTCCTTACAATCTACAAGCATCAACCTAAAGCTGCGATAGCATAGTCAATCTTCTCCAGTTCTTCCGTAAGATTTGCTATCTTGGTTTCATACTTAACCCGTTTCGGACATTCAGGCATCGGGTTTGGTTTATCCGCTTTACTTTCTTGCTGGAACTCAAGCATATTCCTTGCCCGCAAAATCTTTGTTGCAACCGATTTTCGCATTTTCTGCAACTTCTCTTTCGACAGTGAAGAATAATCCACTTCGTTTTTTTCCTTATCAACGTCCTCTTGTTTATCAACAAGCTGTTTTAGTTCCTCTTCCGTCGGTACCTCACCATTTTCAGTGAATGCGATGTATTTAGGATACAGGAATTCCATTTCATCGGAAAGAGCTGCTATCTGATCAGACAGTTGCTTGCGTGCTGAAACAGTTGCTTCGTCATTGTCTTCCGGCATATCAGCCATCTTTTTATGCAAGATATCCCTTTGTTTATACGCATCGGCGTAACGACGAATTACCTGTGCAACCGTTTCCGGATACTGACGTTCTTGTTCGGAAAGTGCCTTGTATGCATCAACCAAAGACAAAGCATCTTTATCCGAATGTCCTTCTTGTTTCTTTAAATCCGTATCGGTAAAATCCCCCAATTCCGGAGCGTTGTCAGTCAACGCCTGTTCCGGCATTATCCAGGCTTTTACTAATTCGTTCACTAAAAACTTCAAACGTTTCTTTGCTTCAGGGCCATTCTCTCCATGTTTCTTTAATTTTGCGACAACCCCCGGTTTGAATTTCGACTCTTCAAGCAACTGAATACCTGTATTGAAATTCCGGTCTGAATTTAGCCAGTCAATGGCTTTCTGACGAAATTGAATAAATCTATTAGACATAAACTTTAAATTTTAAACTATACAAAAATAGTGCGATAACAGGTGCGGAAATCGGACACAACAAAAGCAGCCCGCTACATCACGCAGCAGACTCCTATCAAGAAAGATTAAAAACAGAAGAAAATTATTCAGCCACCTTCAAAATATTCTCAACATCTCCTGTGTACATCAATTTTCGTGCACATGAGTAATTGAATTTAAGAGGAGTTTTGTTCAGGTCCGTACCAACCTTACCAGTCGTGCTCGCATCAGCAGCCACTTTCTTTGCCGCATTCAGCTTATCCCCCATCAAGTAACGATTGCCATTCTTGTCTGTAACAATCAAGAACATACGGCGTCCACGAGTTGCGTTTTCAAAGCCAAAAATAACTTGGGACATTTTGGCACGTGTGATCGAAAGTTCATATTTGCAAGATTCTCCTCCAGTTTCTCCCTGGTCTGAAATTGTCAGCTCCCCGGATTCATCCGTAAACACCAACTGATATGCCCGGCAACCTGCTTTCATGATAAGATCACCATCCCAAGCACCGGCTTCAACGAGTGACATTGCAGCAGCTTCGCCAGTAGGTTCCGGTAAATCCGGCCACGAAGCCACATCCTCCCAATATCCATAGATAAGGCTCTGAACAACGCCTGCCAAATTATCAAGGTCAGCACATGATACGGCTTCATCAATGTCAGCCAATTCAATACATTTTTTCGCCATAGTAGTCAATCACTAAATTAGTTACTACTCCGTTACTTCTGAATCATCCGATGGGGACTCAACAGGCGTAACAGGTTGATCATTCACACATAATTCAGACTTGTCAATTGTAACATACTGAAATCCGAGAAGATATTTACCGGCAGCATTATAGTGATAAGGGTTGCCGGAGTTAAATGGAATCAGACGACGGAAGTCTTCTTCTTTATCGTAGGCATAACAACTGTTTTCTTTGGTTGTCAACAAAACAAACTGAGAACCGTCAGGCATACCGGTCAAACGCACAATCTCAACCTTTTTATTCGTACCACGCAAGAACTGCTGGTCGGTAGTCTCAGACAAGTTCCCGTTGCCATCGACAACAAGTACGCCCTGGTCTTCCAACCAATCATCATACATATCTCCCAAATCCGGTGAAATAAAGAGTTTGGCTTTCTTCTTACGGAAAGTGTTTGCTCTCGAACGATACATATTCAAAAGTTTGGTACCGATATCCGCACGAGAGAAGGTACCTGTCTTGTACATATTTCCTTTTTCTTCAGAAATGTTACCGGCTTTCTTTTCGTCTTCAAGAATCGTGAACGGACCGTCAAACGAAGTAGCCAGGTCGGTTTTTTCCGCATTCGAATCGTACTTGGCAATCAGTATTACGTCATGCAACTCTTTAGAAGCACATTTGATACCGTAGTTATTCAACCAGATTTCAAATGGGTGTTCTTTCGGGTACAGACCGCCTTTCACCTCTGTGATATAAGTTCTGCGATAGCGTTCCGGCTCGTCATCCATTTCCATAACGCATGGATAAACTTTCAGAGTACGAGGAACAATCTTTCCGTTAGATACCTGACCCACAAAATGTCCGGTGTACTTGTGAGAAATTTTTCCAAGTGTTGTGCGTCCAAGCGTAATAGAGTCCTTAACGCCGGGAATAGGAGTAAAATGTTTAAGGATATCACCTGCTTCTTCCGCATCAAGTGTGACAAGCAAATCCTTGTGCTTCTTGACTGCACCAATGACAGCCTGAATGTCAATAGGGGTTGTTAAATCCATTATATAAAAAATTAAAGGGTTAATCTTCGTCCTCAGTAAAGTAGTGGTTCACCGGGTCTTTTTTACTATCTTCATAGTTCTTATCTTCCGGTGTATTTTTGGGAATAGAATTGCCGGCCGGCGTACCGGAAGGAATCAAGTTCACGAGCGCCTTCACTGCATGAATTTTGTTTGTAAGTCCGTCAATAGCCTTGACATTGGGTGAAATGGAATCAAGTGCGGTAACAGCATTATCAACCGTGGTCTTATTTACCTCACCTTGCTTCACGGCATCACAGACCTTTTGCATCTGTTCAATAGTAAGTTCAACCTTACCATCATTCTCAGTCAATCCCTCAACAGCTAAAAGGGTATTGACAGCAACGAAAGTTTTGTTCATTGTCTGATTTTTATTAGAGTTAATATTAGTTTGAGCATCTTCAGAACTGGTTTCTTTCTTGTTAGAAAAAACAAAAGCGTTTAAGCCATCCAAGATTTTCTTAAGATAAGAATTATTTGTTCCATCATTATTCGGTTCAGAATCCACCGGAAAAGAAGGAGCAGGTAATTTCAGAGCTGCACAATTCTCAATCATCAAGTTCCGGAAATCATTACTCACCTTGTTAATCCCAGGAATGATGTGGTCCACAAATCCCCAGTCCAAACATTCATCAGCCGGAATCCAACGTTCTTCTTTCATCAAGTCAAACACGTCTTTGATTGTTTTACCCTTTGCAGCACATTTATCCGCATATTTCTTAGCGATAATCAAATCAATCGCATCCTGGGATTTCTTCTCGTTCTGTAACTGTTTGATTGTAGACTCTATCTGATCAGAGTTCATGTTTCCGTAAATTTCAACCGAAATAGATGATTTATGGCAAAGCCACAAACTGTCCTCATGTATTTCTATCGATGCTGCACCAAAAGCCATCCAAGTTACAGCAGAAGCACAAAAACCAATAAACTCGACAGTAACATTGCCATGTTCTTCAAATAACTTTGAGATGGCAATCGCTTCATTGACAGAACCACCCCAAGAATTAATCTTACAACGTACTTTCTTGCCCTTATTCTTATTCAAGTGCCATTTAATATTAGTGCGCTGCCATCCGTAATGGTCAATCATGCCATTTACTTCTAAAACAGATTCTTCCATACACAACATTTTAAATTATAATGCGAAAGTAAGCGCAAAAAAAAGCCGCGCTAAGGACACTTAACACGGCAAAAGCATAAAAAACAGGCGATTTAGAGCATCGCTATATCTTTGTTGTCAACAATAATCGAAGGTTCGGCTTCTTTCCCGGTAAACGTGAAGCGGTTACCATTTACTTCTGTTTCCGTACCTGTTGTCCTGGCAGATGAGAAACGCAATGGAACCTCTATGGTCCCGGCAAGCACCACATCCCCATTGTTATCCTGAAAAAGTACCAACCATTCACCACGTTCA